ACAGCAAGGCAGTCATCCTCTAATACACTACCTCCTGCACTTACAGACAACCCATCTAAAGTACTGCGACATAATTTATCGATATCACCATTACCTCTGCTTGTGCAGTATCTAGGAGAAGATGCCTTCAATACATCCTTATTTTTACCTGTTCCAAAATGTGATTTAGGTCTAGGAAATACAAACTCAATATCAACTTTCACAGGTAAATTCAAAGCACCACTTGTATAACAATTCAAGGATGCTTCTTTTACATCTGTCCTCCAAGGTTTTACCTTCTTTGATGATTCAATCATTGCACCATAACGTGTCAAAGTTTTAGATCCTTGAGCAGCAGGGATTCCTACAACCCTTATTGATATTTCATTCATTATTTACTAGATCATTTGGTTCTATTTCTTTCTGTAAAAGCTCAACAAGATAATTTGTCTGTTGATTTAAAGAATCTATTTTTTTATCAATATCTGATACAGAATATAACCCAGCATCAAATTGTTTCATGTGATCTAAGTAAGCACTTCCGTACTTATTTATCTGATGATAAAGAACACCATGCAAGTCTTGTAAACTTTTTTCTGCTGCATATAAAACATCATGTAGTTTTTTACATTCAGAATAAGGATCTACTTCCTGTGTATTTCTCTCTTGTTCGTATGTTTTTATTGGTGGACTATCATTTTCATATTGGGTTGAATCGTATTTATTAGCTGATTCTATTGAAGGATCATAAACTTGTTTTGGTGTCTCAATGGCTTGTTGTTGAGTTGGTTTAAATTGTGTTTGAGAATCTTTAACTCTTTGTTCACGAGCTAATTCAGCAACCATATTTACATTTGGAAGTTTTAGTTTTGAGTTAGGATTATTTTTACCAACTTTGCCACAAGCACCATTCCAAATGTTTATTGCTTTTTTTATTTTTTCTAAATCATCAGGATCATATTTATCTGGATTTTTACTTGGTGTTGGTAAATAACCTAAAAGTTGATAACAATGTGAAGCACTAGGTAAAAGTGAAAACGTTTTCACTTTTGGTAAGATTTCACATCTAAACATATAAAATGCTCGTAAATTATGTGAAGTTCTTAGTTCAATAGATTCGTTGTTTGCAGTTAAATTATGAGAATCTTGTTTTAAATATTCTTCAAAGCTTCTCCCACCGTCATTGCCTCTATAAAGTTTTTCTCTACAGATTTGTAAAAGTGCTTTACCTTGTATTAGTCTTTTCTCTTCCTGACTTGTATCAGCAGATTTAAAGATAGTTTCAAGTTCAACTTTTCTTTGTTGTTCTTGTGATGTCATAGGAGACTCTTCAAGAATCTCCGTTTGACCAACAATCTCAGGTATTATTGCATTACTCATTATTGTTACCTGTTTCTGGGTTCATAGCATCAGCTAATTTTAAAAACTTTTGTTTTGCTACAGGTAATGATGGTAATTGTTCAAAATCACTGTTTTTTGCGTGTTTTGCAAGTGTAATAATTTTTTCTAACCTTGATTCCATTTGGTTATACCATTTTTCTATTTCCTGATTAGTTGCAGCAGCACTTAACAAGGTAACAGTCATATTAGAACTGTCAGGTCTTAAAACAAGGCTATATGCAGTATGTACATATTTTGCTGCTTTTTTTAAATTAGAAAGAACAGAATTATCAGTAATAGTTTTTTTACCAAGTGAAGTTAAATGGTTATTTACTGAATTAACAATATTAGCTATAGGAATAGATTTGTTTTCATACAGTCCATGTTCTTCAGCACCTCTTAAAGCCATCATTGGTGAAGTGAGAAAAGCACCATTCCAAACAAAATATTCCCAACTGGGATCTTCTAACATCATGTCAGATAATGCGTGTTGGTTTTCGTCCATTTCTGCTTTTAACTGTTTAGGTGTTTTTGTTGTTAATAAGTAATTCCCTATTTGCTGTGGTTTTCTTTCACGCATTGGATAAGTAATAGAAGTCATTGAATAAATAATTGACATATACTCTTCAGAGTGTATAGACGCTTTAAAGAGTTGTCAATACATATTTATCCTTTTAATAATTTTATCTTGCCTTTAATATTTTCATATTGAACAATATATTCTTTAGCTTCAATCTCATGATAAAAATAAGCATTTTCCAATGCAGCCAACTGATTGTTATAGTGTTTAATTCTACGTTTTATTTCTTCCTCAAATTGATTCATTTTCCAACTCCCCATTTATTATGAACTCTTATCTTTAATTGTTCCTTTTGCTGTTTTGTAATTTTTATATAACATTCATCAAGCTCATCAATTAGATCACCAAAATCTTCATCAAATTCTGAAGCAGTTAAACTTCTTTGAAAGTTAACAAGAGAAGCTCTGATAAGTTTATATTCTCTACCAGAGACATTAAGGTTGTATCTCATTTTTACTCCATAATTTAATTAATAGTTCTAGTTCAGCAATACGTTTCATTGCTGCTTCAATCTTTTGTTCTGTTGTCACTAAAACACCTCTTGTTTAGCTTGAAATTTTTCCCATGCCTCCTTCCAGGCTTCCTCACATCTTTCGACAGGTTGATCTTCATTCATTACGCATTTGCCTTTATATGCCCAAATAGTATTACAAATATCAGGTCTTAAATCACAATTCATCTTTAACATCTCGATATAACAACCTAACTGTTTATCAGTTCTGTATGGTTCTTTCCAATCTTTCTTCTTGTCAAAATCATGCTTCAAACCTGATAAGCTTCTTGTCTTAAGATCAATTAATCTTACTTTCTTAGCTTTAGTGTCATAACCGATAAGATCTAGCTGACCTCCTACATCTTTAATAGGGTTAGACATCATATATTCAACTCCCATAGGTTCAAAATGTGTAAACAATTCAAGCTCAAGTAAAGGAATAGCCCATTCTTCATAGTCACCCATATCAATATCATCACTACCTAACATCTTCTGTTCTAAGCAGTAATGAACAGTCTCACCTCTTGGTTGCCATATATGCCTAAGTCTTTCTATGTTCGCTTTAGCTTCTTCATCTAATTCATTACAAACCTGAGTGGTTGAATATTTCAGCCATTTATCTGATTTTTCACAGAAGTATTTATGTGTTCCTTCATCTCTAAAGACAGGAAGTGAAGGTAGTTTTTGAATAGTGTTCATGTTTAATTAAAAAAATTCGATTTCGTTTTCCTGTGCAAGATCTTTAGGATCTGTCAGTTCAACTTTCTCCTCAATAATTTTAGGAGTTTCAAGCCTTGCAAGGTTCTTATACTTAACACCTTGATACCCTTGAGGGAAAGCAGGATTACCTTTGCAGCTATTTACTACCTCAGTAAATCCTGGGGGAGGGATGTCAAGCTCTTCGAGAGTCCACATCATGCGTTCAGGGTTGGCAGGGTTAGGCTTATTAAGTCCAGCTTTAAGAAGTCTGATAACAGAAGCCTTGCTAAATATTTCTTCCATTATTTTTCTCCCTTAAAATTTTCAACAGTTAATTTCTCTAGAATTAATTGATAAGCCTTTATGGGTGTAATGTTTAATCCTTCAGCAAGTTTTACTGCTGCTTCTTTTAAATTTTTAGGAGCTTCCTCCCATGTGTAACCAGTAGATAAGTTTTTCATTAGTTAATAAATCCTCCTTTGGCTGTGAATATCCTGTTTTGAGGATGATTATTTTTAGGCTCTTCTGCAATCTTTGATTGTTTTATCTCGTAAATATTCATCCAGCCCCCTGCTATTGCTCCTTCAAGAGCTTTCTTTCTGTCTTCGGGTGTGAATGTTCGTAACTTGCTAAAAATCCTCTCTGCGACCTTTGTAGAACAAGTAGCTTTCTTTTTATATCTGATAGGCCACCATTCACAGATTAAGTGTGCGTGATCTTTTAAGTCATCAGGTATTAATCTTCCATTAATGACAGGATTAGAAAAAGGATCATTAGTTAAATCTGTTGAAAATTTTCTTGGTGCTTTAGCTTTCATAGCTTTTCTGATTAAATTTCTAACAATTCCAGAAGTTTTTATCTCACCATCTTTCTCAGCTTCAAATTTCAACCATTCAATCATGTCAGGTTCAAGATAAAGCGAGAAGTGTTCTTTTTTTACTTTCACTATTATAGTTAAAGGTATGTGTTAATAACTGTATATATGTTTATTTATTATGTCAAGTAAAAATCTTCTCCTTATCCTATATATATAATATATTATATATATTAATATTATTAGATATATATAATTAATAAATATATTTACTCTTATATCTATTCTTTTTCTTTTTTGGTTCTTTTTTCTTTTTCTTTTAAAGTACCATTCATGATATATCAATATGTCATAAATATTTACAGTTATGTCAGTTATCTGATATATAATGTTATTAGTCGCTGCTCCTTTGACAGAAATTTTACTAATGACTCTAAGTAATACGCAAATTTCTTTTAAAGATGTAATGAGTTCCCATCGAGGATGTCTGAGTGAGTCAACGTTATTTCATGACGTAATTAACTCTTTCATAAGCGATTAGTTACCTGGTATTGGGTAACGCATTCATAATAAAATAGGAAGGCTATCAGGTTTATACTTGATAGTCTTTTTATATTATGTTATATATACATCATATCTTTTTAAAATTATGCCAAGGCCAAAACAGGATTATGTTCGATATATGTGTCAATTTCGTCAGGAGCAATATGACAAATTAAAAAAAGCAAGTGAAGATGGGATACCTATGGCATATCACATCAGGCTTGCTTTAGATAATTATTTTCAAGAACTAGGTTAAATTAACCCTTATTGTGATAATTCCTCAAATCTTTGTTTAGCTAAGTCAACGGCTTCATAATGAGATAAATTACCATCTTCTTCTATTATTTCTTCATAAAGCTTTTCAAGAAGTTCAGTATTTTGTAAGTTACTCATAATTTGTCATGCCATTTAGTACCAAAATCACTCATCATTTCTTCATCACTAGGTTCATAATCTTTTAATGGACTTATGCAATCTTCATAATCATCTTTTACCTCTTCCCACCAATCATTTATCAATGAATAATCTATAATTAGTGAGCTTAATTCTTCTTCGTCTTTATAACAGATATTTACATACCACTCATAAAAACTATCTTTATATTCTGGTAATAAAAGATCAGCTAAATTTTTAACTTTATCTCTAGCTAATTCTTCAAACTTTTCAGTCATATATTCTTGATCTTTTTGATCCATGACTTGATCTGGTAGTGGGTTGTCAATCATTGATCTAACTCCACATAACCATCTTCTTCAATACTGAGAGTAATACTTTCATCATAATCCTCCCAATCTTCAAGTACTCTTCGTGCAATGTTGTATAAGTAAGCAATATAATCTCGCTTACATTTTTCTGTATCAACTTCAAAGTTAATACATAATTTACCTGAGATTTTCATAGTTTTCGTTAGCGAATTTTCGTGTTTGTTATTTTTTAATGAAGTATTTAAGTCTATCTTCATATTTTTCGATATTGCTTAAAGTCTCAGTATCTTGATTCTCTTCATAATCATCACAATACTTATCGTATTGTTCCATATTTCGATTAAACATTCTCTCTACAAGATCCAGTTTAATTTGATATTCACTAATTACATCTGCTCTTCTTTCCTCTTCCCAAGACACTATGTCAACATCATTAATGACTTCATCATACCAACCATAAAAAGTTGATTTATGAACGTCATCAAACTCTCTCATGCATCTTTTGACTACTTGATTCCTATTGAGTTTTCTAACTCTAATAAGCTCTTTCATTCTTTCTTTACATGATTCTTTATTAGGATTTTCTTTAACCATTATCTACCTCTTTAGCTTTTTTATTTTTATTAAATAACCTGTCATATTTTTTTGACAGCATTTCTTCATTACTATTCTTTTGCATAGTCTCAACAGATTTCTCAAAAGAATTCTTATCAATCTCTTTCTGTAATTCTGTTACTTCGATGCAATGCTTTAGTTGTTCTTTCTTTATTAAATCTATTGATAATTCATGTTTACCATCTTCATAATCTTCTTGATCAAGTAAATTGTTTGTTATTTGATAAGAATAAATCCTATATATTTTTGTAGATTGCTCATCTTTTAACTTTTTAATTCTGTCGATGTTATCCCAATGTATCTGAACAGCTTTATCATGTTCAGCTTTAATCCATTTTTCTTTTTTAGATTCATTGGTTGTTTTTGTTTCATTCATGATTAATTAATTTAATAAATTATGTATATATGATATCATAAATATATGCTTATGTATATCATTTATGTCAAATATTAAGACTTTCATTCATGACCATGACATTCATGACTCTATCGAATTCGATTCATTCATGACTACTTACAATCACTCATTTAATAATCAAAATATTGACCACGATATATTATTTAAATTTTTATTTTTATATTTTTTAAAATCTAAATAATATATATATCTTTTTTTATTTATACCTTAGCTAGTTGTTTTTTATTTCTATTGATAACCTTTAAAGCCTCTGCTGCTACTGATCCACTTTCTTGCATCCCATGAAGTAATAAACCGAACCCATTCTTACCTTTATCCTGGTAGCAATGACTATCGTCTTTATCTATTGATAAACCTAGTTTTAAAGCTTCATCTTCACTAAATACAACTTTAGAAAACCTTTTAAAATAACCTCTATCAATTAAAAAATCATATTTTCCTCCATAACTTGCAGTTAAAAAGAAGTTAGTAGGGATAGATTTATTTGTAGGAAAAAGTAAAAGACTTTTACTATAACAATAAAAGATTAAATCTTTATTCATATTAGCTACATTCTTAAAAGCCTCTAAATATAAAGGGTGATAAAAATCACCACTCTCATGTATTCTTACCTTGTTAACATTCTTCTTTTTAACTTGTATTGATTCATTAATTAATTCAGTTAATCCAATTAAATCATTATTCAATACATAATTATTAATTAAATTAAAATTATATTTTCTACTATTAAAAACATTAGGATAACGTAATTCTTCACTAGCAGCAAAACAAGTGAATAAACACTCATCACCACGTTTTAAGATTCTTTTATTATCCTTGTTAACTTCAACGAATGCTTTACATTCATTAGCACCTAAGCAAGTTTTCCCCGCTGGTAGAGATAATATCAAAGTATCTTTTGATAACTTTTTATTACCCTTACTCATTTTAAGTAAGTTCATTTTTTAATTAATTTAAATAAGTTAAAATTGAAAGTAATTAATATATAAATACTTTCATTAAAAGGATTAATTTAATAATCCTTTTAAAGTAAGTATCAATTTATTTTTTAATTTATATAGCTTGGTAAATCTCTTATAGGATGTATCTCAAAATTATTATCTATTACATATGTAATACCTTTTTTATATTTTTCTTTATATGACTTCATAAATAAAGTCATATCACAATCCTCTTCTAAATAGATTAATTTTTTATTTGAATCTGTATATGAAAAATTAGAAATTTTATTTTGAATATTTAAATCAATTAAATCTTCAAAACTAACCTCTAACCAACCATGTGATGCATCATCATGCTTAGTAAATACTTTATCTAAAGTCATAACAGTTTATCCTTATTAACGTCAATAACTGCTATTTTAGTAAGGTTTTTATATCTTACATTTAAATTAGATACTTTAAACCTTTTAGCATCTTTTTTATTTACATAAGCACCATTAACCAAGGGACTTAAATTTCTAAAATCTTTATTAGATTTATAATGGTCTAAAATTTCAGTTTTTGTTTTAAAATCACCAAAATTTTTGCCTACTGTTAAAACATTCATAATTAATTAATAAAATAAGGTACGGTTAAAACTATTTAATAAAAAATAGTTTTATAAAGATATCTCTATTAGATACCTTTATAAAATTATTATTTATAGTTTGTTTCTAAATATGCTCTTAAATGGTTGTGTATTTCCGCTCTCTCATCTTGATTAGGTTTATATTGTATTTTATTTTCTTTAATTACTAATCTTCCACTACTTCCATAATTACCAACTATTAAAGGTAAATTATCATTATCTAAAATATCTCTAAACTCTTTATATATTTGTTTTGATCTCTTTTTAACTTTGTTTCTTTCTTCCATTAACAACTCATATTCTGATTGATAAAAACATACAGGGTCAAGATAATCTTTAACTAAATATCTTGATGTACTTTTAACATAGTTTTTTAAATCTTTAATCGTTTTCATGATTTTTAATTAAATAAATAAAATAAACTAACTCAATTAAGAGTTAGTTATTGGGTGGTTGATTTCTTCATTTGAAATAATGTCTTCGTCAGTAATAACAAATAATTTTTCAAAGATTAAATCAAATTCTTTTTTCTCTTTATCAGTTATATAATTAACTGATTTTTGAATAGTGACTACTATTTTGTTGTATTCATTAGAAGTTAAATACTTTTTTTTCATGAGTAATTAATAAAATAAATTTTAATAAGAGTCTTAAAGACTCTATCAAGGTATTTAAACCTTGAGAGAATCTTTATAATGATATCATTATATATCATTTATTAAAGTTTGAATAACTTCATTACGCTCTTGTAATCTTCCATGTTTTATAGGATGGTCGTTGCCCCAACTACTTAAAAGGAAAGTGACAAAGATTATGAAAATTAAATAGAATTTCATGATGATAATTAATAATTTTGTTGTGTTTAGTTAGTGTCAGTCTGTAAGAGACTGTTTAAGAATAAGGTAGTAAATGTCTTTAGACTTATTTACTACCCGTTAGAGAATCTTAGAGAGTACTCTGAACTTACTCAGGCAACCAATCCTCGGGGCTTAAGTGCCTTAAGTATCCTTGAAGTCTTAACCAGATAAAATCGGATTGTCTAAGTTCATAAACTCCTTCTTGCTCTGTGTCTAATGCTTCAAGCCCTAAAGACCAGCATGACTCGGCGAAATCTCTATTGACTAATAGAGTCTCATTTTTTTTCATATTCAATTTTTTTATGGTGCGATTTTTGTTAGCGGAAAAAGTTTTTATACCTCCTCCATATCTATATAATAGCAAAGATCTATCAAGTTATGTCAGTTAATATCAATATCTTAACAATCTGTAACATAGGGGGAAGTGTTACAAAAATGTTACATATTATATAGATACACGGGTAACTTAAATATATTCTCTAAATCTTCATTGCTTAGGTTCTATGCGAATTGCAAGTTCTGGAGCTTGTATGTTGACTGTTTCAACAGATTCACCAACGACTTTACCGAGGGAGTCTAATATTTGTGCTGCGGTTTGCAGTTGACCTTTTGAAATTGCTTTGTTGAAAAGACGCATACGCATGGCTTGCAAGCGAGGAATCATCTTATCTCTTTCTTTCAACCAATCTTGATCATTCCATTCTTTAACTTTATTCCAATCTGTCCAGCCAGTTGCTTCGCAAATATCTTCTCTTTTGCAATGTTCTATAACAAGCTGACGAGTAGTTTTACCTTCTAATTGCCGAGAGTATAAACGTTGACAACGAGCTTCTATGACTGCTCTTGAGTTTGTACCTTTGTATTTTTGTATGCGAGGTTTACGTTGAGGAGCAGGGAGATCGTAATTAAGATTGTTAATAAAAGATTCAGCCACGGACTTGATCTTGAGGGGGTTAATATTTCGATGATAGCTGTAAAAGTGCGAAATGCGAAAGAAAATGAGTAATATTATGAAAAAAAGGGTTTATGAGTCTTAATGAAGTTAGTTTAAGATATGCACAGGGGGAGGTATTTAATAGTGAGAAAAGATTTAGGTTGCTGGTAGCTGGAAGAAGGTTTGGAAAGAGTTATTTAAGCTGTATTGAGTTGTTAAGAGGAGCTATTAATCGACCTGGTGAGGTTTATTTTTATTGTGCTCCTACTTATAGGATGGCGAAGGATATTGCATGGAAGGAGTTAAAGAGATTAACACCTAAAACATGGGTGCAAGCAAAAAATGAAACTGATTTAAGGTTAGATTTAATTAATGGATCAAGTATTGAGTTGAAGGGAACAGAAAATGCGATGGCATTGAGAGGAAGAAGTTTAGCTGGTGTTGTGTTGGATGAGGCTGCGTTTATGGATAGAGATGTATGGGCTGAAGTAATTAGACCTGCATTGGCTGATAAACAAGGATGGGCATTGTTTATTAGTACACCTGATGGAACTGCTAGTTGGTTTTATGATATGTGGTGTTATTGCGGAGAGAAGGAGTGGGAGGATTGGCAGAGATGGAGTTTTACTACTGTAGAGGGGGGTAATGTAGCGGAAGAAGAGGTTGAAGCTGCTAGAGGGCAATTAGATGCGAGAACATTTAGACAAGAATTTGAGGCAAGTTTTGAGAATCTTACTGGATTGGTAGCTGTTAGCTTTGCTGATGAGAATATTGATAAGGAATCAAAAGACTTATCAATGCTTCCTTTGTTAATCGGTTTAGATTTTAACGTTGACCCTATGGCAGGAATTTGTGCTGTAAAACATAATGATACCTTGTATGTTTTTGATGAGATCATGCTGACAGGAGGTGCTACCACATGGGATTTTGCTGAGGAGGTTACGAGAAGATATGGAGTTGATCGTAGAATTATTGCTTGTCCAGACCCTACTGGAAGTGCAAGAAAGACAAGTGGGGTTGGTGTCACGGATCATACAATACTTAGAAGGTCTGGTTTTACTGTTATGAGCCCTAGAAGCCCCTGGAAGATTAGAGATAAGATTACTGCTGTCAATACTGCCCTGTTTGATGCTAATGGCGAGAGAAGGACGTTAATACATCCTCGTTGTAAAGAATTGATAAAGGCACTTAGAACATTAACTTACGCACCGAATACTGGATTACCTAATAAGAATCTGGGAGTGGATCATGCTTTTGATGCTTTTGGGTATTTATGTTTGCAACAGTTTAATCTGGCAAAACCAGAGACATTAGGTCAGACTGCGTTTAGAATATATTAAGAGACTTTTTGCTTATGCCTTACCATTACGGAATGTCAACAACAAAAAAGAAAAAAAAG